ATTTCCAGCATCATCACTCAGTTGGAAAAGCGTGTGGAAACGATGAATACCCAGTTACAACGAATAGATATTAAGGTCACACATTCCTTGGGGCTGGAGCCGGATTACGACCGGATAGCCCGTGCCGAGAAAGACGACATTAGGAAAGACTGATGGACATTAATGTCAGCAAACTGATTGAAGAATATGGCTTCCCAACCTTGGCGGTCTGCGGTCTTGTGTATCTGGTGTATTACGTCTGGAAGTGGTCAACCGAGGAAATTGATCCGGTGCTTTCAACAGCCAAGAAGTCAGTTATATCCCTGATTGATCGGGTGCGGATGCACGACAACGACCTGATCCGGCTGGATGAAAAGATTGATACCGTCCGGCGGCTGCGTGGAGAAAAGATTGACCGTGAGGCTAGACGCGCCAAGGAAGAGATCAACAAGAATGGAGAACACTGATGTTTGAGTTACTCGGTGGTGGTTTGCTTGGCTCCATCTTTGGTGGCTTATTCCGGCTCGCCCCGGAAGTCTTAAAGTTCTTGGACAAGAAGAACGAGCGTCAGCATGAACTCAGTATGTTCCAGCTCCAGACCGATCTGGAGAAGATGCGGGGCGAGTTCAAGATGGAGGAGAAGTATGTTGACTACTCTATCCAGCAGATGGACACAATTAAAGAGGCATTTAAGGAACAAGCTGAAACGGCTAAAGCAGCGGGTTGGTTCATGTCTTTTATCTCAGCCTCTGTTCGCCCAGGAATAACTTGGTTTTTGTTTTTTATGTACGCTGGGGTCAAAGCCGCTTCAATCACACTGGCTTTTCAAGCTGATGCGAACTGGGCTGATGTCTTAGTGAAAAGCTGGGATGAAGATGATTTTGGGATGTTGTCAATGGTGCTTTCATTCTTTTTTGTTGGCCGCAGCGTAGAGAAGTACCAGAAATCATGAAAACATGTAGCCGGTGCAAAGAAACAAAACCGTTTGATAGTTTTTCGTTTTGCAAAGCCAATAAAGACGGTTATCAAGGATGGTGTCAGCCGTGTATAAACGAATCACGGCGTAAACCTGTGGAGCCTCCAGAGGTTATTGAGCAAAGGAAAGCCGAGCAACGCCGTATAAAACTGGAAAAGAAACGTCTTTATTATTTGGCAAACAAGGAAAAACACGCGGCTGACATGGCCGCAAACTACCAAAAAAACAAGACGGAAGTAAAACAACGTGTAGCCGAGTGGAAAAAACAAAACGCGGCTAAGGTTAACGCCAACTGCATGAAACGTCATGCCCAAAAATTTAATGCTACTCCATCTTGGCTAACCGAAGATGATCACTGGCTTTTTGAAGAAGCGTACGACTTGGCAAAATTGCGGACACAAATATTTGGTTTTGTGTGGCACGTTGATCACATCATTCCGTTAAAAGGTAAAAACGTCTGCGGGCTTCATGTACCAATCAATCTGCAAGTAATACCGGCATCCGAAAATTGTTCAAAACGCAATCGGTTTGAACCATGAATGAAGATGCAAAGAAGCTTTGCAAGGATGTGCTGATCAAGCCCTTTGAAGGGCTGGCAAAGCGTTTGCCTGACGGACGAGTTCAAGCCTATCCTGACCCCGGAACCCGTGGGCATCCTTGGACAATCGGCTGGGGAGCCACTGGCCCTGAGATCAATCCCGGTACGATCTGGACGATTGAGCAGTGTGAGGATGCACTGGATCATCATGTTGAGTACTTTCTCAGGGGTTTGTTTAAGCTTTCCCCAAAGATTCAAGACGCTTTCCCAAGACGCATTGCCGCTGTGACTAGCTGGGTCTACAATTGTGGCTTAGGAAACTATCGGGTTTCCACATTCAAAAAGCGGGTTGATGCGGGAGATTGGGATGGTGCAGCAGACCAATGTATGCTATGGAACAAAGCTGCGGGTCGAGTTCTCCCCGGTCTTACACGCCGCCGTGCTGCTGAAGCCGCATTGATGAGGTGAACCGTGCCACTTGTTAAGACACTCTACAAGCCTGGGGTAAACAGAGAAAATACGCGATATACCACGGAAGGCGGCTGGTTTGTCTCTGACAAGGTACGATTCCGCCAAGGCACTCCAGAAAAGATCGGTGGATGGGCTAGGATTTCTTCTAATACGTTTATTGGAACCTGCCGTTCATTATGGAACTGGATCACCCTTACGGCAAACAACCTCATGGGCGTTGGTACAAGCGCCAAGTACTATATTGAAAAAGGTGGGGTGTATTTTGATATTACGCCAATACGCCAGTACAACTACACAACAACATTAACCAATCCATTTGACACAACCAGTGGATCAGACGATGTAACTGTTAATGACACTGCTCATGGCGCTCAGGTCGGTGACCTTGTTTATTTTACCGGGGCGTCGGCAGTGGGTGGATTTACAGCATCCCAAATTAATACGCGCCATGTCATAGCCACAGTGGTCAATGCTAATAGCTATACGATCGTATTAGATACCAATGCAACCTCAACGGTAACCGGAGGCGGCGGCACGGTAACGGCAGAGTATTACATCAACGCTAAGTTATTAGGTGCCAATCCTTTTGCAACAACAAATGGATCGCCAACCGTTACGGTGACGGCAACAGCACATGGCGGTTCATCCGGTGATTACGTTACGTTTTCCGGTGCCTCAACCGTTGCTGGGCTTGATTTAAATAATCAATATGTCATGACCGTAGTGAGTGTGGACTCCTTCACTATTGTTGCATCAGCAAATGCAAGCTCGACAACAACCGGCGGCGGCTCAAGCGTAAGAGCGTCCTATCAAATTACAATCGGCCCAGGCTTTCAGGTCCCCCAAGTTGGATGGGGCGCAGGTAATTGGAACCAAGGAACCTGGGGTGGTGTAGGTACATTTGTAGGCGACGCAATCAGGCTATGGTCTGCCAATAACTTTGGAGAAGATTTGGTATTTGGTCCTCGCGGCGGCGGCGTGTACTACTGGGATGCGACCAATGGCCTAAGCGCTCGGGGCGTTAATATCGAGACCTTGCCCGGGGCGATTGATACACCAGTAATACAGAACCTTGTATTCGTATCAGATATCTATCGGTTTGTGTTCTGCTTCGGTACTAACGATATAGGCTCATCAATACAAGATCCCATGCTTATTCGTTGGGCTGATCAAGAATCATTAACCGATTGGCTACCTACAGCTACTAACCAAGCAGGATCATTACGGTTATCACATGGGTCCAAGATCATGGCCGTCGCACAGACACGGCAAGAGATCCTTGTCTGGACCGATACAGCTCTTTATTCTGTTCAATACTTGGGTGCCCCGCTGGTTTGGGGCGCACAACTGCTGGCCGATAACATTTCAATCGTAGGTCCAAACGCGACATCCGTTGCAGCCGGTGTTGCTTATTGGATGGGCGTTGATAAGTTTTACAAATACGATGGCCGTGTACAAACACTTAATTGTGATCTAAGGAAATATATTTACCAGGATATTAATACCACGCAGTACCTACAGTATTTCTCAGGTACTAACGAAGGATTTAATGAGGTATGGTGGTTTTACTGTTCTTCCGGTACAACTAATATAGACCGATACGTTGTTTATAACTACATGGAAAATATATGGTATTACGGAACCATGGCAAGAACAGCATGGTTTGACGCCGGACTAAGGGATTATCCGCAGGCGGCTACATATAGCAATAATCTGGTTAATCATGAATTTGGTAATGACGATAATGTAAGCGGCATACCGGTAGCTATTAATGCTTATATTGAGTCAGCAGAATTTGATATTCAAGACGGACATAATATCGGATTTGTTTATCGTGTATTACCTGATATTACATTTACAGGATCAACTACCGATAATCCTCAAGTAACTATGTCGCTTATACCTATGATGAACTCAGGATCTGGGTATAACAATCCACAATCGCTAGCAGGACAAAGTTATGCGGCAGTGGCAAGGACATCAACGACAATCATTGAGCAATTTACTGGTCAAGTTTATGTGCGTGTCCGTGGCCGGCAGATGATATTCAAGGTTGAATCGTCTGACTTGGGTAGTGCATGGCAGCTAGGATCGCCAAGAATTGACATCAAGCAGGATGGCAGAGCTACAGGGAGCGGTGCATGACTTATGTTGTCACCTCTGATTATCAGCTTACCAAGATTGCAGCGCCTAATCTTCCTTATGCGCCGCAACAATGGAACCCGCAGTATCAGGAGCAGCTAAACAACGTCTTACGTTTGTACTTTAACCGTCTTAACAATTATTTATCACTGCTTATGGCAACCGATAACACATTACCAGTCACCTTCCCGGGGACGTACTTTGATGCGTTTGGTCGCCAACGGGTGAGCGAACCATATACCCTCTTTGATAGTCAGAATAGGTATGCTGCTGACAATCAATTTAGTACCTCTACGTCTGGCACAGGGACCTCAACCTTTAATACCAATCAGTCAAGCGTTAGCATGACTGTTACCAGCGGCGGCGTTGGTTCTGTGGTGCGTCAGTCCTATAGGAATATGCTGTACCAGCCAGGAAAAGGCTTGCTAGTGTTAGCAACCTTTCAGATGGATAACGGTACTTCTGCAAATCTTAATCAGAAGGTTGGATATTTCAACACGCAGAATGGTGTCTTCTTTCAGAGAACTGCTGGGGTTAATTCGTTTGTAGTGCGGTCAAATACTTCGGGTACGCCTAGCGATGCACGATCAGCCAGCCAAGCAAATTGGAATGGTGACAAGCTAGATGGGACGGGTGAATCTGGGCTAACGCTTGACTTAACACACCCTCAGATTCTGTGGATGGATTTTGAGTGGTTGGGTGTTGGATCAGTGCGTTGTGGATTCATTATCAACGGCCAGTATATTGTTTGCCACACCTTTGACACGGCAAATGTCTACGGTACAACGGTGTACATGACCACGGCTATCTTGCCTGTGCGTTATGAGATCACTACAACAACGTCGGCAGTGGCTGCAACACTTACACAAATTTGTGCGTCAGTTGTATCGGAAGGTGGGTTTGAGGCTACATCCATTCAGCACGTTGCTAGGCGGACTACAGTTCTTGGCACCATAAATACGGCAGCTAATTTCCTTCCGGTGGTTTCAATCAGGTTGGCATCAACGGCATTAGGTGCAGTGGTGCTACCAAACCGCATACAGTTCCAGCCAACGACGTTGCAAAATTACGAAATTGCATTGATCAAAAATCCGGTTCTTACCGGGGCAACCTGGGCTGCTACCGTTCCTTCTGATAGCAACGTAGAGTTTGATGTTGCAGCCACGGCTATTGCCACAGCAGGGACTATTGTGCAAACGGGTTATATCGCAAACAGTGGTGGTGGCGGTCAAGCAGACACGTTATCCCCAACCGGGTTTAACTGGGACCAGCAGCTTGGTGTTTCATTGACAGACGTTAGTGACATCTACACCTTGGGTGTTCGCACTATTTCTGGCGCAACAACAGGGGATGGGGTTGGGTCCATTTCCTTCTATGACTTAACCCAATAAAATGGGCTACTTAGCGGAGTAAGCCATGAGTACAAGCGATACAGTAGGGCAGTACAACTATGACTTTGGTTATGGGGCTGATTCGACCCAAGGTCAAGGGGGGGTTTCATCGGGAAACCTAACGGCAGGCTTCGATACCTCTTCGTTATTTAGCAATAATAACTTTTTGAATCAACTGGGTAGGGCTCTGCTTGGCACCCAAGGGGCAAGCGGGACTGGCGCAGGACTTGCCTTGGGTCTTGGTGCATTAGCAGCGGCATTAACACGACAGCAAGCACCTACTGTTAAGGCGCCTGAATACAAAGCTGCCCCTGTGTATAACCGTGCGCTTACTGCACCCATGTTCCCGCCTCAGCCGGCGCCACAAAAATCTGCATCGGGGCAGAATATTTACACGCCTATGAAAGGCATGCCTTTATTCTTTAATCCCAATCCGTTTCAGTTTGACGCAGCAGAAGCCGCCAAGCGTTATGGGCCAACGGCGGCGCAGATTGCACAAGGCCAAGCTGGTTATGAAGCTGGGCTGGCGTCGCTCTATAAGCCGCTGACTGTTGCTCCGTTTACTTATGCTGGCACGTCCGCCGCTCCAACCCCTGCCCCAACCCCTGCCCCAACCACAGCACCTGCGCCATCGAGTGATAATGCTTCCCCTGTTGCTGGCGCTACAGGCGGTTCAGTCAGTGATATTTTGGTTGGGTATGATGGTGGCCAGGTGGGCTACAACCAAGGTGGTGATGTGTACATGGCGGCTGGTCGCTACCTTAATGGCGACGGCGATGGTATGTCAGATAGCATCCCTGCAACAATCAATAACAAACAGCCGGCACGTTTAGCAGATGGTGAGTTTGTTGTGCCTGCCGATGTTGTATCGGATCTTGGTAATGGATCATCAAATGCTGGCGCCAAGAAACTCTACGACATGATGAAGCGTATAAGGCAAGCGCGGCACGGTACAAAAAAGCAGCCGCCGGAGGTCAAGGCTGATAAGGCTATGCCGAGATGAATGACCCAGCGGTAAAGACAGATTGGGAGCGATGTGCTCCATGGCTACAGTCTGCGCTTGATCATGCAGGCAATCTGTTTTTACTTGAACATGTTTGGGATACAGTGGCGTCTGGGAAAGCGCAGTTCTGGCCTGGTAAGGCATGCGCGATAGTTACCGAGGTAAAGCAGTACCCCTTAAAACGTATTTTGAATGTGTGGCTTGCCGGTGGCGACTTGGAAGAACTTAAGGTGATGTCGCACTATGTGAGATCGTATGCAAAGCAGATGTACTGTGATGCAATGATGATCCAAGGCCGACCGGGCTGGCACAAGGTATTCCCACAACGATTGAAATCAGTAACTTTGATGGAAGAGGTGTCCCAATGAGCACAGGCGGACCAGCACAAACAGTCACTCAGATGCCGCCGGAGTTTCAACTCCCGTACATTTCTGATGTGTATCGCATGGGGCAGCAGATTGCTTACACCCCGTACACGCCTTACTCGCAGCAACGTTATGCCGAGACTGCACCGCTCTATCAGCAAGGCGTAGAGCAGGCGCAAAACATAGCATCCACGCCGGGTATTCTTGGGAATATCGATGTTGGTGGCAAACAAGTGGGTGTTATGCAGGCGTACATGAATCCCTATCAACAAGGGGTTACTGATGTCGCTAAGCAAAAAGCCATCATGGAATACGGCCAAGGTCTTCAGTCTTTGCGTGGACAGGCGGCTCAACGCGGGGCTTTTGGCGGGTCACGTCAGGCCATCCTTGAGTCGGAGCTAATGAAGAACCTTGGGGCTAACCTATCCAATATTCAGATGCAAGGATCTGCTGCTGCTTATGACAAAGCCGGCCAGCTTTATCAGCAAGACTTGCAGAACCAAATGCAAAAGGCCCAGACCTTGCAGCAGCTTGGGCTTACGGATGAGGCACGCCGTCAGCGTGATTTGGATGCGATGTACCAAGAATTCCAGCAGCAACGTGATTACCCGGCACAGCAGGCAGAGCGATACAGGAACATTATTTTTGGGCTGCCCGGTTATGCAACGCAGTCGTCCTATCAGTCTTCTGGCAATCCGCTTACGCAAGGTTTAGGTTTGGCCCGTCTTTTATATGGAGGCCTATAAATGTTAGCTCAAGCAAATACGGGCCTTGGCGGGGATGTCAATATCCTCGAAGCCATGGAGATGTTTAAATCAATCCCTGATCAAGCGCTCCCTAAATATGCACAAGATCCTAAGCTGGCCATCTTTGCCGCGGCGGAAATGGCTCGCCGGGATGACATGCGTAAGCGTTATAGCCAGAGAGCGCAAAAACCAAATAAACCAGTGGTTGCTCAATTGGCGGACTCTATATCGCCAAGTATGCCTATGCTTCCACCTGGCATGAATGCTCCTCAAGAGCAACAGCCCATGCAAATGGCTCCGTCGCAACAATCTCCTATGCAGCAACCACAAGCAGGGCTTGCTGGGCTTATGCCTGAGCAGCGCATGGCGGAGGGCGGCCCTGTTGCATTCCAGTTTGGTGGCGGTGTTGGCGCAGAGTTTGGCGGCGATCCGGTTGTCGAAGAAGAAAAAGAGGTTCGTGTTCCTGCCATTATTAATGGTCAGCGTGTAATGGCTACACCAGCAGAATTGCGTGCGGCTGGCTATCCTGAGTCTACGATTCAGCAACGCGTTAAAGAGGCGGCACCTAAGCCTGCACAACCGGCTACACAATCGGCTGCACAGCCCTCACAGCCCCAGCAAAGGCAGCCGGTTATTGCACCGCAGCAAGCACCTGCCGCTCCGGCTCCTATGGGTATTGAGCAGATCATCGCCATGGGCAAGAGAGCTATGGCCGGTGTCCCTCAGATCCAGACTGAAGAACCTTACGAAACCGCTGGTCGGTCGCAACAGATTTTAAAAGAAAGGCAGGCGGCATTTCCAGACCAGATGTCTCCAATCATGGAGCAACTAAAGAAGTTTTATGGTCAGCAACCTACGCAAGAAGATATTCAGAAAGCGGCTAACCGACAGATAGCTTTATCCATGATGGGTAGCAAGGATCGTAATTTCCTTGCTGGTCTGGCCGGAGGTTTGCAAGCCGGCGAAGATGTTAAGAAGTCCATGGGCGCAGAGAATCGTGCGATGCAGCAAGCTTCATTACAGGCACAGTTAGCCCATGCCAAGTACCAAGATGCTATCCGTCGCGGCGATTACGATGCGGCTGATAGGGCGGCAAGAGAAGAGCGCACATATAGACTGCAAACGCAGAAGCTAGCGCAAGAGCAAGCAATGATGCCACTTGAAGTTGGCCTTGGATTGGCTAGGGCTATGCAGCCAAAGGGTGGTGGCGAAGCAGGCCTGAAACCAAAAGACGCTGCTGAAATTCAAATGGCAGTCATGAAAGTTGCTAAGCCTGAATTAGACGCTCTTGAGACAGAGTACAAAAAACGCGCTAAGAATTGGTTTTTTGACCGAGGTCCACAAGACTATCAAAACGATCCAGAGTATCAAAACCGTAGACAAGCTATTATTCAACGTGTTATGTCAGAGCAGGCGCCTCAACTTATGGGCGTGGCTCAAGTGACACCAGCAGGAATGAGACAACTTGTGGGGCGCTAAATGCCTATCTTCAATGTACCTGGCCGTGGCCGTGTTCAATTACCTGATGGCTATACACAAGAAGAGTATGCGTTAGCCATAAGTAAACTCAGTGGGGCTGACCAGTATCAGCCTCAGTTTTCTTTGGGGCAAAAGGCTTTTGCTCCGATTGCAAGGACGTTGCAAAACATTGGCACGTCCTTAACGACCGAACTCCCGGCCATGGGCCTTGCGGCTATTGGGAAAGATGAAGCCGCTCGTCAGTTACTCGGTGAAGCAAAGCAACGCTATGCAGAGACAGAACGCATGGCGCCAAGGATGTACCAGTCTTATGAGGATGTGACAGGTCCGCTATCAGGATTAGGCTTTGCCTATGAACGGATTGGGGAGGCCTTACCTTATGGACTTGCTATGTTGTTACCTGGGGGCGCCGCTGCTGCTGGTGCTAGAGGTATTGCAGCAAGGGCTGGAACCGCTGCTACAGAAGCTGCCCTTGCCCGAGGCTTGCCTACTGCGGCTGCTGAATCTCTTGGCGCAGCTCGTGCAACACAAGTTATGCAACGTGCAGGACTTGGAGGCGCTGGCATTGGGGGCTTTGCGTTAAACGCCCCTGAAACCTTTGCCAAGATTGCAGAAGAAACCGGTGAGCTCAGACCTGGTGTTGCATCGGTTGCTGGAGCGGGTCAGGCTATCTTAGACCTTGTTGCTCCATCTGCATTTCTAAGTAAGCTGGGCTTGTTTGGAAAGCTAAAGGCTAGCGAAGAAATTGCAAAACGCGCAGGGCTGAAAGAAGCTGCCAAGGACCTTGCGATCGCAGCCGCTAAGACTGCGCCCAAAGAAGGATTAACGGAAGGCGCACAAGGTGTAATTAGTAATGCAGCCGTAGACTTTGTACGCGGCAGTGGTGATCTATTCTCACCAGAGCGCGTCAAAGAATACTTTGAGCAAATGATTTCTGGCACCATCAGCGGCGGTGCGCTTGGTGCTGCTGGCCGTGGCATTCAGCGTATTGGCATGCCTGTAGAACAAGCTGCACCTATTGAACAGCCCATAACCGCCGAGCCACAAGTTACACAGCCTGTTGCTGACGACACCCTACTAAAGTATCAAATTCCGCCCATGGGCGGAATTACCCCACAGATCGTTACAGATCAAGCACTTACGCCTGAAGCCTCAAGTGTTGGCTATCAAGTACCGCCCGAAACTTTCACAGAAACGCCTGTTGACCAGAAATATTTCAATCAATTTGTTGAAGATATTATGGGTGGGATGGCGCCTGT